TGCTCCAAAATCATCTTTCCAAATATAATTGCCATTATTATCTTCCCATCTATCGTGTCTTACCTGCTTTAATGTTGTATGTGTCATTTTTATGTCCTCTTGTTTATTATGTATTTCTTATTTACAATTATATTGTAATACATAAAACTATATTTGTCAATAGTTTTTTATAAAAATACATAAAAAAGTTATCAACAATTTAATGTTGATAACTTTCATAAAATGTTGATAACTAAGATTCTTCATTTAATAATTTCTCTAATTTTGAATAGAAATTTGTATAATTATCATTTTCTTTTAGATACTCAACTAACTTGGATTTACCTTGATACTTGCTTAATATTTCACCGGTTTCAATATCAACTAAAGAGAACCATGCCCCGCCTTGTACAACTAATCCCATCTTTATTGCTACATCAACTGCATCTGATACATAGTCAATTCCTTCAAGATATTTCAAAGTGTAAAATCCTACTTTTCTATCAGGTCTGCATACTTTAGATTTCACTAATGCTACATTCACTATATTTCCTGCTGGATTCTCACAAGCTCTTGAAAGATTATTACCTTTTTCATCAATATAATTTCCTTTTCTAAATTCAAGACGAGTACTACAACCATGTCTCCAGCATTTTCCACCTGTAGTAGTAGTTCCACCATAAGGGCTATTCATGTCATCTCTCGCCTGATTTATGCCAATAAAGCTTGTTTGTGTTCTTGAAAGAAGTGGAGTTATCTTTTTAGTAAATTCCGTGAGTGCCATACTTACTCCGCCATATGTTCTTTCTCCTATCTGCTTTTCATTTGCTTGCATTGATACCATAGCACCTATTGAATCTAAAATACCTAGGCTTATTTCTCCGCTATCTATTAGTTCTATCGTCATGTTAAAGACTTCTTCTGCTCCCATACTATCAGGGTCAAAATAGATTATATCGTCACAGTTCAATCCTAACTTTGTTGCCCAACAAGAATCAAAGGTATGTTCAATATCTACAAATAACACTTTTTTATCTGGAAACATTTTTTGAGCATTTCCAGCTACATCAATAGCAGTAGTGGTCTTTCCACTTCCATCTGCTCCATAAAACTCTGCTATTCTTCCAACTGGAATACCACCATATGTCATATAATTTAATCTGCATGACGAAAATGGAATTTTCTTCACTTCCTGAAAGTCAACTCCTAGCTGAATATTTCCTACCTTCATTTTCTTGTTTAGATCCTTAACTATACTTTCTAGGCTCATCACTTAACTCCTTTCTAAGATTGTATTCATTAGTATATGCCTTGATAGCATCTTTATATCCTTGTACGGTTCCAACCTCCTTATAGTCTCTTAATTCGTCTAACCAACTAGCAAGCTGGAAATACTGATTAGCTTCCTTGTGTAGCATGAGTGCTTTGGGAAATAAACTATTTTCAGCCTTTATTCTTCGTATTTCTGATAGATTTTTATAATATAAAACGGCTTCATCAAGTGTCATTTATTTTACCTCCTCACATCAAAGTTATCAAAATCACCCACAAAAGTAGACTTTGTACCATTAAGTATCTTGACAACATTTTCCCAATCGATTATAAATTGCTTACAATAACTAATTGGGTAATTATGATTATCTTTTTTAAGTCGATTTATATATAGTGCTCTTTCTTCCAAACTACTCATGCGACTCCTTCACACCTTTCTGTTCAATTATTTGTCTATAGCAATCCTTATAACCTTGTTTATAGCCTTTATTATAAGAATCTCTATCATACTTTAATGCTTGTATCAATTCCGCTTCATGCACAACTATTCCAACACTTTGCACTGCTCGTATAATATTTTCGTCCACTTGTGAGTTAATTTCTGAGGTGATTAACTCAATAGGACTTTCATATCCGTTACACATTAGAATCACCCCCAGCCTCGCGCTCTGTCATATTATTCCTCACTTTCTAGTAACTCTGGATTATCAAATATGTTGCCGATTACCTCAATTTCGGAGTTCTCAACGATAACCCATAAATCTCGTTTACGCCCAACGAATATTTCTATAATTGATTTAATGCAAACCCAGCAATACTGATAATAGTCATTCCACCAAATTGCTATATAAAAATTACCATGTTTATCTTTTACAATGTCATTCTCCCATATCAGCTTGCCATTCTTGTCTTTCAAGCCTGTGCATTGACAGATTGTGGATTCATCATTTATAAAAGCCATTACATTTTTCTTTATATCTCTTATATAAAGTCCATCTGGTTCTTTTACGATATTTCCTATATGCCATTCATTAAAATGTTTTGCCTTAAATAAATATCTATCTTTCATATCTTTCTAATTCCTTTAGAATTTTGTCAGCTTTAGCAATGTGTTCGTTACATTTTTCAGATAATAAATTCATTATTGAAAGATAAAATTTCGTTACAGCAAGATGAAATCTAAATCTAACTCCATTCATTTCCCCACCTCTCAATTCTTTCAGCCTCGCTTCTGCTTTTTCTTCTGTGGAAAAATACTTGCAATTTTCCTTGTCAATATCCTCAATTTCATATATTGCAAGTTCTGTTATTGGACTTTTGATAGTGAATGCATGCTTGGGACTTTTCTTATTAACGATTCGCCACACATATTTGCAAGGCAACTTGATAAGTCTGCTCTGTTCCTCTAAGTCCTCATATTTGCCTAATTTTTCTATCAGCAATCTCTTATAATTGTAACCGTTCCTTCCACATGGCAAGCTGTCAGAAGCCCCATGTGTTCCGTCTGAATATGTCTTTGTTAATCTCTCCATTACTGCTCCTTATCCGGAAGTTTAGCTAGTTCGCATACTGTACACATCTGACCACTCCATGATGTTGTTCCATGATTCCAAGCGTAAACTCTTCCATTCTCATATTTCGCAAAATGCCTTTTAACCCACGAGTGAATACCACTATACGTTACCAGTATCGGTGTATCAACTGCAACTTTTGACCAGTCAACAAATAATTCAACATATTGGCTATTCGCCCATTTTTTTCTTTTGTCTATGCAAAATTCATCACCATTAAAATTGAATAAACACTCTTTACACGCTGTTCCTTGACATCGCATTGGTTCTGATGTCACTTTATTAACTGCTATTGAACCACCATTACAAGCAATATCCAGAATCTGTTCTGCAAATTTCTCTCTATTTGTCATTGTTTTGTACTCCTTTCCCATAATCCGGCATATGCTTGAATCTTTCATATGCCTTATTATCTCTGTGTGTTTCCATATATGCTTTTTGCTTATTATCGTTTGAATGCTTTATATGAGCATTTTGAGTACTATCATTATCCCACGCATACACCATTTGTTATTCTCCCTCTATAAATTATCAAATTCATTTTGTAAATATGCTTTCTTTCTCTTAACCCAATCACTAAATTCTTGCTTTAATTCTGTTGAAGCAAAAAGAAGGAATCGTACAATAAGTTAAAGCTTTTAAATCCTGTCTGATTACTTCAGCCCTTTGATAATTTTCCTCTGTCATGCTAATTCACCTCACTTTTATTGATATATCTACTATTTGAAAGTTCCATTTCTGTAATTCTTTTATTCATTACTTTTTTTAAGCTATTAAGCATTTCATATCCTGCATCCATTCTCAACTTTACTTTCTTATAAGCTCTTGAATATATAGCAAGTGTCATTGTTTCTGCTTGTGATATAAGTTCTGCTTGTGCCGTTTTATCTGCTACTGTCTTTCCTGTTGCTTGTTCTCTTGCTTTTGAATATACTTCTTGTCTTATAGCTTTGCAAGTATCTTCTTTAATTCCCAAATCTTCCTGAGCTGAACCAGTGAAATATAATATATTTGCTAATTCAAGAATAGACTGTTCTAATTGTACATCTGTTATACCATCATGTCTTGTTATTATGTCTCTTGTAATCTGCATAAAGTTATCCAAGTCACTACAGTATTTCTTTACAAGCGTTTCTGATATTCTTCTGATTGTATCACTTATACTATCCACCCTTTCCATTATGTCATCTGCTGTCTTTGGTTGTTCGTCATTTACTTTTATTCCTTCTCTACGACTTGCCATTATAATGCCTCCTTTAGTTATAGGTTTTTTCAGCTGAAAAATAATCACAATCTATTCTTGCTATTGAGAATGGTAAATCTTTATTAAAATAAGCTAATTGACAATTTACCTTATCAGTAATCTCTTTCATATTTGCCGTGTACTTACATACAGATTTTTTATCACAATTAAAACAACGATTAGTTACTTTCTCTACCATTATAATGCCTCCTTGCTTCAAGATTCTTTTTTCTATAATCATCATTCTGCCATAATTTTTTCACACTCTCACTCAATTTCTCTTTGCCTTTCTGTAACCCTGCATTATGACTTGCAACATACTCTGGGTCTTGATATGCTTTTTTAATTGCATTTGATAGATTTTTTCTATGCTCTTCTGTTATTACATATTTTTCAGGTTTTTCAAAAGTATCTCCTTCAAACCTAAACACATATCCTTTACAAGTCTTTTGTTTTCTTTTACAACAAGCTGATACACCAAAACAATTTAATTTTTCACAAGCAGATTTAACACTATCAAATACAGCTATAACATTACCATTTAGATCAAACTGTATAACCTTTTTACAATTTACTTTTTGTTTTTCTCTCCTGTCTTTGCTTTTCCAAGCTTGTCTACTAGCTTCTGATAATTTTTCTCTTGTTTCCTTTGATGGAGATACACCTAATGCACCCCCATCTCCTCCTTTTGTAATATTATAACCAAACTCTATGTTTGTGGTATTATATTTTTCTATAAGTAATTTTTCTAAGTTTTCCGCTTCTAATTTAGTAATATTGTCTTTAATTATCAGGTGTCGAATATTATCCCAACCATATTTTAATATGGCTCTATAAAACAATCTTTGATGTGAATAACCTTCACCATGATTCCATCTTTTTTCAACAACTTGCCCTGTTATTCCTATATATCTTTTATTATTAGGACAAATATGCATATAAACTGTATACATTATAATCATCTCCTTAAAATAATTATAACATATGTCTTTTAGCATAGCAAGCTAGTAATAATGCCTCTGCCATTCCGTCATGGTCTTTCTTGCATCTTTCCGTTGCTTTTAGATTTACTTTTGGGAATAGTCTTTTGCATACTTCAATAGATGTATTTTTGTCAGATGTACAAGAGAACTCTTTCTTCCATTTCTGTGGCGTAACAAGTTCATAAGGAATGCCATATGCTTTTAATACACCTTGAATAAACCCAAAATTCATACCAAAATTGAAAGTGCTTGATACTCCTTGCTTAGGCATTGCATGAACATGTTCCAATGTACATTTACAATAATAATTCTTGACTTCATCTAATATATTTATTAATGTAGTTTCATCAAAAACATATGTAGATGCACTAACAAATTGATTATTCTTTAGTACCTGTAATACAGCTATTCCACCATTCTTTCCCGGGTCAATTCCTATATAGATCATATTATTCCGCCTCGTCTTTCCATTTAATGCCTATTATATCGTCACAAGGGCTATCGTTCCAGTTTAAATGTCCATCTATATCAGATTCGCAATAAAAAGAATCACAAATATTTTCCGTGCCCCATATAGCAGGACAATACTGGCACATATCAGAATATGCATAATCATGTTGTTCAAATGCCTTTTGTTGAGCATAACTGCACAATGCACAGTGATTTACTAAACGCTCACCATTTAATGCACAATAGCTTGCCTTTAGATAGTGTCTATCTTCATCCGTTAAATTTTCTTTTTCTTTAACAAACTCCCACATATCTTTATGAAGTTTTTTACATTCCTCTAGTGTCATCATTATCCTACCTTTCTGCATATTGACTTATACTTACACCATCTACAGTTCTTTGTATCTGTTGTTTTTGGTGGTGCTATCAGTCTTTCAACATAGCCCTCACACTCACTTATATATCCAACTAACCAGTCCTTCATATCTTGAGTGACTTCAAATATTTCTGGAACTTCAAGTGTGCAGATATCTCTGTTCTCATACATTACAAATGCCTTATCTAAATCTAAAACAGTACAATAACAAATAACCTGATTGTGATGCTGTTCCAAGCAATGGTCATTCAACTGATTATACTTGAATGATACTACATTCTTGAACTCCCAAAGAAAATCTTCATTTGTACTTATTCTTCTTATAATACCATCACATCTAAAAGATAGATTCAATGCAGTATCTATGAGATGTGTTTCTGCTCCTTGCTTTCCTTTCACTATCAAGGATTTACATTTGCCGAACTTCTGTTTTTCTTTAACATATTCAGCAACATCAAGATATTTCCAATCGTATCCCATTTTCTGTAAATTCAACAATGCATTTTGTAAGGCTTCATGTCTTGCTGTTCCGGTATCTGCCATTCCTGTTGAATTATATTCTACCACTTCTGGGTCTTGTGGCGCTCTTGTACGAGTAAAATACATATTTCTCATACAATGCAAAGAAGATGGCTTATAATAATTACTTCCAGCCCTTCTTCCTTCTTGTTCAGTTCTCTCAATACAGCTCATAACATCTGTCAGAAACTTCTTATTTGCAGGAAGTTGTGGCTGATTGTTGTTTATCAAGTTCAATAATCGTCTGCTCATTTATTCCTCCTTATTATTCAAAATGCTGTTCAAATATCTGTCCATCTTTACATACTTTTATTTCCTTTATAAAGTGTTTATACGTGTTATCGCCTCACATTTTATTTTTTACTTCTCATTCCTGATTGTGAATAACTCTGTTTCATTTTCATATACTCTAATTAAATAAACTTCATCATTCATACAATCTTGTGCCAACATTCTCAAGTCATCAACAGTTGGATATTCATTTCTATCAATGTCATAGCACTCATATTTTTTCTCTGCAGTTGCTTTATTATCAATAATCATTTTTGTCATTTTTTATTACCTCCGATGTTTTTTATGTATTTCTTATTTACAATTATATTGTAATACATAAAAGTAGATTTGTCAATAGTTTTTTATAAAAATACATAAAAAATCCTCCTAGTATTTAAACTAAGAGGATTTTTCCAAGGAGGTAAACACAATGAACGAAAAGAACGGCTAGGAAACCTATCCTAATCTGTCACAACTTTATTATAATACAGATTAATAATTTTGTAAAGTATATATGCTTATTCAGATTTATTATCTAATTCTTCATCTTCAAGCAAAGCTATAACCTGTGTTACTTTTCCACTCTCAATCTTCAAAGCATTTTCATTTCCATAGCAAATCTTCACAGTATCATCTGGATTAGCCTGCAACTGTTCTTTTAACATTGGAATATCTACACAGCATACAAATGGTTCAAAGTCTTTACTCTCTACATAGTTGATAGTCTCTGTTGAAGCATCTTTTTTACTATGAATGTTAATACCTTTTCTTCCGAATGTGAAATATGCTCCATTCTTGTCATATGGTTCAATGAATAATGCAAGTCTATCAAGTACAGATAAAAGCAAATCTTTTGGTACTTTGCAAGAAGATGTAAATGCTTCATCAAGATAAGCGTTTACTTCACTTGCTGGGAAATCTTCAATTCCTTCCATCAATGCACCATCAATAACCACATCTTCTGTCACAAACTGAATACTTGCTCTTCCTATAAAAACCACAATATCTTCCTTTGTGTTTAATGTCAATAACTGCATCTGCTGAGCAGAAATAAGAATTGGCTGTTCACAATCAAACATCTTAAATCCATTAAATGTGATAACATTTGCATCCGTACTGATAACAGTATCTCCACAATAGTAACCAGTCAAGGCAGGGTTCTCAAGTGTTTTTGCAAGTGCTGATTTATTGATATTATAAGCCTGCATAACGCTTGATAACTTTGTCTTACACTGTACATTTTTATCGTCCATCATCTTAATATCCGGGAATGAGATAAGTCCCTCCTCGTCTGAAATCAATGGAATCTTATAAGTTCCGTTTGCTTTTACAAAAAGAACATCATCTTTTACAGATAAATCAATATCCTCTGAAGTTGTCTTTGCAATCAACTTTCCAAACTTATCTGCATCTACTGTGATGTCCATATCATCTCCGGCAACCTTATCAATAATAATACAAAGTGTATTGGTCATATCTGTTGTAAGCAATCTTAACTTTCCATCTGATAGTTTGATACCAATCATGGATGTAATAGGAATAAGATTATTAAATCCTGCTCCTTTAATTGCTTTGTTTACTGCTTCTTTCATTCTGCTTGTTACTACTTTCATTTTGTTCCTCCTTTAATTCAAGTTCATTAATGAATAAGCTTCTTTTCTTAGTTCAACATTATCATTGAACTCACCTCTTATAGTGGCTGTCCTTGTCTTAGCTCCTCGACTCTTAATACCTCTTGCAGTCATACAGCTATGTTCTCCTTGTACAACTACTAATACATCATTTGAGCCGGTTGCCATCTGTACAATCTCAGCAATATCTGAACCTATTCTCTCCTGAAGTTGTAAACGCTTTCCAACCATATCAGCAATACGAGCAAACTTACTTAATCCTAATACTTTGCCATTAGGTATATAAGCGATAGAAACAGTCATATTATACATAAGAGCTAAATGATGTTCACAGTAACTAAATATTGGAATATCTTGTACAACAACTAAATCATTATTATCTGTATCAAAGCATTTGCAGAATTTATCTGCAATTTCTGCATTGGTATAATTCATACCTTCAAATACTTCTTCGTACATCTTTGCCACTCTTTTTGGTGTATCTACAAGTCCCGGTCTATCTGGGTCATCACCTAATGCAATTAATATTTCCTTGATTGGATTGCTTTCTCTATTCTTTTCTTATCAATCATTTTTAAACACCTCTCTCATTTGGATTCCATATAATCTTGTGTAACTGAACCTGAACTTTACAATCATACATGTTATGTCTTATTAAATACTTTACTATTTCTTTAGGTTCAATTTCACCAAATACTGGGCTAAAATATATCTGTGCCTGCGGATTATATTTCTCAATAACCTGTAACGCTTTATTCAAATCTTCCTGACTACCTACAACAAATTTAAGTACATCTTTCCTTGACAGTAATCTAAAGTTATGACAATCCATATGATTTTCCATACCACTTGAAGGACATTTATAGTCCATTGTAAAGAATAAAAGTGGATGTACTGGAAATTTTCCAATGTACTGTGAACCATTAGTCTCAATATTTACCCAGTAACCTTTTTCTAATAGTATATCAACAAGTTTATTAATACCAGGATGTACAAGAGGTTCTCCACCAGTTATTGTTACTGAATGAATACCACCTCTTTCCACTGCACTAACAATCTGTGGAATACTTATAATTGAATATCCTTCTCCTTCACACCCATATCTTGTATCACAATAAGAGCAATTCAAATTGCATCCAAATAATCTTATAAAGGTGGTAGGTAAGCCAGCTCGCTTACCCTCACCATCAATGCTCTTAAATATTTCTACTACTTTCATTTTTAATCCTCCATATAAACGGCGATATTGCCTTCGCTTTCTTGAACTTCTACTTTATAACACTGACCAACTTCACAAATAGCTGAAACTCTTTCACATATCCATTTTGCCATATTCTCAGCAGTTGGATTAAGAGGATACACAACATCATTAATACAAGCATGGTCTAACTTATCGTGTATCTCTTTTTTAATTTTTGTAAAATCTACAATCATTCCATAATCAGTGAGCTTGTCTGATTTACAATGAACAGTAACTATCCAATTATGCCCATGTAGGTTCTCACACTTGCTGTCATAAGGAAGCTCTAAATGATGAGCTCCTGCAATCTCCATTCTTTTTGATACATAATACATATTTTTAATCCTCCTATAAAAAGTTTTTCAATATGGAAATAAAATCATCATCATATGAAATATCTACTCGACAAGGTAAATAATACTTATAACCTTGTTTGTGGAAAATGGTTTTTGATAAATCCATACCTTCTAAAGAACGTAAATAACAAACAATTTTCTTTCTTTGTGGATATATTTCTGCAATAACATGATTCTGTGCCATAATATCATACACTTTATAACAATTCACTGAATCATAATATTTATACACATAATCATCAATAAGCATCTTAACTATTTTTTCTACATCCTCTGTCCTGTCAATTTTTTGGTTGTTTTTTTAATTGGACAAACATTTTTAACATTTTCTAATTTTTCAGTACTAGGCATCTGCACCGATGTATTTTCTTGCTCAACTTTTTTCCACCATCTCTTTAAAGTGCTACGAGTGATAGGAACAGCTTTTCCTTGCTTAGGTCCATTAAGATATTCAATCATTACAGTGTTCTCATTAGAATAACTCTCGTCTACTTTTATTTTTGTTGCGTTGTCTCGTTTTGATAAATAATACATAATATCAATCCTCCTTTTATGTCATACATATTATCTTTTTAATATATTTATATTGTAATACATAAAAGGAGATTTGTCAATGCTTTTTTAGAAAAGTTTCTTAGATTTTTTCTTGACTATGAATAATATTTCATCTGACTCCTTTGGATATGGAATGCTTACAATGGAACTCAACCATGCACTCGGCATATATAAAGACATCTTATTATAGAAATCTTTCATATCTTTTGAAACTTTATCACTGGAGAAAAACTCTTTCATTTTCTTGACTTTCATAACCAAACCAACTTCATTAATTATTTCAAACCCAAGTTCATTAAGTTTTTCTTTTAATTCATCATAACCCCACTCATATACGTGTGCGGCATATTGTGTCTCATAACCATTTCCAGGAGTATTTGGACAACTAAGAAACATAATGGAATCTTTATTCATAATCTTATGACACTCTATAAGACTTTGTGTTCCAACATCTTTATGCATATGTTCCAATGCAGATGTGTAAATAACCAAATCAGCAAAACCCTTCTCTATATGATTAGACATCTCTGCTACATTTGAAAGTATCCAATCTGTCTTAAATGGATAATATTCTTCCAGGTCTTCTTCCTTTAATACTTTTGCACTTGCACCTCTTTTTGCTTCTCTTATATTTGTTTCACAAATATCCACTCCAGTATAACTGTTAATATCCCTGGCATAATATCTTAACAGTGGTAACACTAAAGAACGTCCACAACAAACATCCACAACATTCATTCCTTTTTTTGCCATCAAAGCAACTGCATGATGCTGGATATAATTCATCACATCCAGATTAGAGAAAAATCCATCTCGAAACTGCATATAAAAATTCCTCATCTGATAAGTGGTGCAAAGAACATCTTGTGGGTCCATACCTTCTTCAATTTTTTTTCACAATCTTTTTTTCTTCCATTATTAGTATCCTCCTTAAAATAATTTTCTTCTTTTTACTGTAATATGTGTATTTTTTTCATTATATTTTTTTAACTATTCTAACATAACTTCAACATAGAAAATACTTCTACACCAATCATTATCAATCAAATCTTGAATAGTCAAGTTTATTTTAGAACATATAGACTTTATTATCTTATTATCAGTTGTGGAAATATAATCTTTGTATCTTGAGTTCTTACCGATTGATATACACTTATATTTAGGTGGTAATATTAGATGTCCATATATTGGTTGCATAATATGTTTTGTGCTATCAATAGAATCAATAAAAGAATAACATTCAACTAAAGGAAAATTGGTTAAACCAAAAGCATGAATCCATACATCCGGATATTTACTACATATAGGTTCACACATATCCAAAAAAGGACGGATGGATGAACCTGGTAACTGAGCAACACCACCTAAAGCAAGATTTGATAATTTTCCATAACTATCTACATAAGTTAAATATTTATATAAATATTCTATTGGTTCATTTGCATGAAAGCAAGCAATTAATTTATTTGGCTCTTTTAATTTTCTACGCATATAAATATAATTTGCATATGATTGCTCTGCATCTCCAATAACATCTAAGCAAGCAATAAATGTACAATACTCAGAAATAGAATTTGCATAATTACACAACTCATCTATATTAATTGTTGCTCCTGAGTTATATGCACTAAAAGCACCGGAATCAAGAAATATTTGTTTTCCTCCTTTTTCAATATATTTTTTTTATCGAACTACGGTCTCTGTAATAACTAAATAATCTCTTACAATTCTTCTTAAACATGAAGTCTTCAACATTCTTATTACAACCACCGACAAAATACAATTCCAATATTTTATACCTCCACACTTTCCCCATACCAATTATAAGAGACTTCACAATCACATTTGAAAGGTAACTCTATTAGGTGTGATGGAGCTGTTCTCATAAGATAGGATAATCTTTCTTTAACTTCTCTAGCATTTTCTTTTGGACACTCTCCTATTACTTCATCATGCACACAGATAAGTAAATGAAAATCTAATTCTTTCATTATTTTATCATTATTAATTGAAATCATTGCTAATTTTGCCATATCCGCCGCAGAACCTTGTACTCTTGCATTAACACATTGTCTCTCAGCCTGTGCTATAAATCCACCATTATCTTTGATTTTAACTCCTTCAGTTAATGCTTTTTGGATTATATCATTTTTCTTTTTCCACCCAAACACCTTATCAAGTTGTTTGATATAACTGTCTTTTACTTTCTTAGGAACTTCCGTGGAAACTTCACTTCCAAATGCTAATGGGTCAAAATTAGTTACTTTTCCATTATATGAAAATTCATATCGTTGTAACTGCATATCATGTAAATGTCTTCTTCTACCCCATGCAGTAGTTACATAGCCTTCAGTTCTTGCCATATTCTGTGAATCTTTAATAAACTGTGCCAATTCAGGAAAGGCTTTAAGGACAGCATCATATATACCTTGTGCCTCCTTTGCAGATACTCCTAACTGTTCACCTATAGAGGGAATCTGTCTTCCATATAAGATACCTAATACAATACTTTTAGCTTGTGTTCTTCTTTCTTTTCCTTCCGGATTGACTGTTCCATCTTCCCGGAACTCTTTACATTCTTCATAAGGTTTATGGAAAGCTAATGAAGCTATTGTAGCATATATATCTTTACCATTCATAAAGGCTTCCTTCATTTTTCTATCTTTAGAAAGATGTGCTGTAACCATTGGTTCCTGTTGACTATAATCTCCACCAATTAAAACATATCCGTCCTGTGCTTTGAACATCTGCCTAATATCTTTGTTGTGTGAAGGAATATTCTGGAGGTTTGGGTCCTGTGAGCTAAATCGTCCTGTTTTTGCCCCATACTGATTATAACTTGCATGTACTCTTCCATCTTCTAATGCAATTTCAGGCATCTTATCAATATAAGTTCCAAGTAACTTTTCTACATTTCTCATGCCTAAGATAGATTCACATAGATTCTTTTCTTTACCTTGTGCAAAGTGTTTTAGAATGTCCTCACCTGTCCCTCTAGGTGCTTTTTTATCCGGGCTTTCCAATCCTAAAATATCATAGAATAATATAGCCAACTGTGTAGGACTTGATAATGATATAGGGTCAGATAACTTATTATTCGGATTTTTCATCTTGTAATTATCAATTTCATTCTGATACATTGCTATTGCTTCATCAGCTTGTTTTTTTCTTTCTTCTCTAATAGCATGATATTTTTCATGTAGATTTTTACAAACATCAAAATCCAAACATACCCCTCTATCTTCCATATCTGCTACAACTGAAATCAAAGGCATTTCTATATTCTTAAATACATTATAAGGTCCAGCTAATACTCGTCTGTTTAATAATGTTTTTTGATACTCGTATAATTCATAAGTCTTTATAGGGTCACCTGCCGCATATAAATATGCAGTTGATATTGGAATATTATCAAAAGTTACACCATTAAACAAAGAATCAAAGGTCAATGATTCTGTATCTTTGCTATCACAGTATTTAAGATGTAAATCTTTCAATCTGTGACTTTCTTCTTCGTCTATACAATATGCCGCTAACATTGTATCCCAGTAAGGTTTAAAATCTATTCCAAGTGTCTTTCTACATACACGAATATCATATTTAGCATTATGGAATATCCATCTAATATCTTTGTGGAAATCTTTCATAATCTTTGATACTGTCTGTTCGTCTAACTGGTCTTTAGTTCTTACACCTGTTATATATGATTTATGGTTTATTGGAATATATGCCGCTTTCTGCCCAGGTGTATAGATACATCCACCAACTATATCTACAAGTAACGGATTTAATCCTGTTGTCTCGGTATCTAATGCACCTTCTCCAACTTGCTTCATTTCTTTCATGTATTCATATAATTGGTCAGGTTCTCTAATAAGAATATAATCATCTTTATGAATTGCTAATTTTTGATTAGCAATAGCTACTATAGATTGTATTTGAGCGGTTAGATTATTTCCGCCGCTCCTAATACTTGTTCTTGTTGTTACTGTTTTAGATTTTTTGATTATACTCTTATCATTGCTTTTTGGTCTTGCAAATGATAATGCCATATAATCCTCCTACTTATGATAATCTTCAACTACATCTATTCCGTATGCAATGGCACACTGATTTTCAATCTTACAACCTCTATAATTTTCCCAACCATTAGCAAAGTATGCGATGTCAGCAGTTGAAAGTAATTCCAAAGACTTACCCAAAAACCACAATGGCTTTGCATCATGTGGTGCATTTTCAAAGAAAGAGTCAATCACTTCTATATCCTCGTTTGGATATCCTTCTTTTACTCTCTGTATAATTTTATGTCTTTCTGACTTAATTTCCTCATCTGTCTTATCTTTCATTAGCTGACTAATAAATAATTTTTTCATATTACATACCTGCCCTTCTGCTTGTTGCTCTGCTTGCTCCTCTTCTTGATGGAAGTGGTTCTGTGTTTCTACGTCTTACTTGTGTGTTATCCTCATTATCATTATTATCTGCATCTGGAAAACTTCCTGTATCAAGATACTCCTGCATTTCATCAGCCGATTTATCCATAATATAACCACCTAAAAACTCAGGCTTTTCATACTGTGATACATCAATAGGCTCTCCAGGTGATAACTGTATATCATAAGTTGTTTTCTTATCTCCTTTTTTACCATTTCTTATAATGTCTACTGGTCGCTCTGTCATATCTCCCCAACGATTTATAAAATTCTTAATCTTTGGAATAAATGTCTTTCCACGATTCCAAATCTTAATCTTTCCGTCCTGCTGGTCAACCATTGATAACATCATAATGACTTTTGTTTTAAGTCCTGCTTGACAGAATGGACATACATCTAATGGGTCATCATAATTTCTTAGGCAAGAAACTGGTCTTGTCTTAGGATTTCCATTATCATATTTTCCAACCTCAACCTCGTGACAGTTGAATATATCAACATCATCCATATCATGTACAAGTAATTGAACTGTAGCACAATCTCCATCATTTTCGAGCTTTAGAAACTCAGTGTCTAAACTGTTTCCATACTTGTCTACTTCGTCATAGTTAATTCTTCCCATACTTCTTTTTTCCTTTCTTATTGGTGTTAGTTGTTTTAGTTTTTGAATAACCAACCCCAGATTATTCACTGTAGCCCTTAACGCAATTATCTACATTCCAATATAAATAGAGTTTTATATCGAAAAACACCTTGCACTCTTAAACGTCCTTTATCTTGGATTTAAAAGGTCAGTAAGAAAAGAATAAAAAATTTGACCTATATGGAATAGTAGGAATCGAACCTACGCCTTGTCAGCTGATACACGCACTTGCCATTTATACTATATTCCATTTTGACAGTATTCCCAGCTTTATTTCTGTCTTATCCCAATCAACGCATTTAATATATCCGGTGCTTTTTACAACTTTTGTCTGCCAGGATATAACAGCCCTTGTTGGATTTGAACCAACGGATGCGAGAATCAAACTCTCGTGCCTTACCGCTTGGCGAAAGGGCTATATTAGTGTTTTATGTGTTATCGCTTCACATTATTTTTTATGCAACTTTTTCAAAATGTCTTTTTGCTTGCTCTAATGTCTTAAAACTTCTTGCGAATGAATTATATGGTGCATTATGTGAATCTCTTGTAAGAACTGTATAATTTCCATTAGGTTTTTCACACAATACTGTTTCTTCCCCATTTACATTTGCAGTTGCTTCAATTACTTTTAATTCCATTCCTTTAAAATTTATCATATCAATTACCTCCTTCTATGTATTTTGTTTTTTATGTATTTCTTATTTACAAGTATATTGTAATACATAAAAAGATATTTGTCAACAGTTTTTTAAAAAATAATTTTGCAATTTAAAAATTCTTCTTGCAAGTCATTTATATTCTACCCAAACTATAACCGTCAATTATATATTTATCTAATTCATATTTCATAATTCGCTTTGTTTCTTTATCTTTATGCACCCATATTCTTCCTAATGCTTGTACTCTTATTTTATTCTTTTGTTCAGTGGTTAGATGTTTACCATTCATAGTTCCAATTTTTCCATATCTAGGATTATTTTTCCCAGCTAATTTACCTTTCATAGAATTTGAAAATTTATCAGCTCTACTACCATAATTAACATTATACTTCCTATCACACCATTCAAGATTATCAACATGATTATTATGCTTGTTTTCGTCAATATGATTTATTTCAGAATAATTATTATCATTGTGTATAAAAGCATTAGCTACAAGTCTATGCACAAAATAATTTTTATATTTTCCACTATTACATAATCTTACAGTTAAATAACCTCTATTATTTAACTGAGATAACACTATACCCTTCACAAACAATGTATTTTCATTCCTTAAAACATATCTGTCTAACGATTTAACCCTTCCGAAATTACTAACCTGATATAGTCCTTCATAACCTTCAATATCTTTCCAAATTTCTTGCATATTATTTCTCCTTAAAATGTTATCTTAATATTTTCAAATTCATTGTAAGTGCATTCGTTTATATCCTTTCTATTTGATGGTAATATTATTTCTTTTATAATTTTATTAGTTATATATTTTTTAAGTCTTATTCTAGCTTTGATACCAGCAGAATCATTATCTGTCGCTAGTATAAATGTTCTATTAGGCATATTATTTAATTGACTAAACTGTAAATCATTTCCAAGACCATTAAGAGCTACAGCATATTTATCACAATGAGTCCATATAGTTATTGCGTCAATCATAGATTCACAAATATATATTTCTTTTGGAAATTCATCTAATTGGTATAACTCGTATAAACCATATAAAGGTTTTTCCACTCCTTGCGGGTAACTAAAGAATTTTGTATTTACACTTCGTCTGGCAATGAATAAACAATTACCATTTTTATCTCTTATAGGAAATGTGATACACTCGGTTTCTTTATCATAACCAACATCAAAAATCTCAATAACTCTATCATCCATTTTTCTTTCATACATATAAGGATGAATATATCTATACTTATCTAATTCTTCTTCTGTAATTTCTCCAGAGTATTGTTCAGTTGATTTATTGCCTTGTATATGTTGCTTAAATCTATGGATATCGTTATTATTCCGAATAGTAATATTATTCCTACCATTAAATCCCTCCATTATATTTGGCCTTGTTTCAATTTCTACTGTATTAAATCTTTTTATTAACCATCTTTTACCAAATTTACCTTCATCTTGATATCCATATAATTCAGATATCATTTCCTCAATCGTTCCACTCCAACCACAGGCAAAACAATGACATTTATCAATTTCACCATTCACACCAAAAGACGGCTTTCGCTCCTGCCCATTCTTGTGGAAAGGACAATTTGTCTGGATGTTTTCTCCGTTGTTTCTGAAAATATGAAATCTACCTACTCCATGTTGAGCAAGGTCAAATTTAAGCATATCTAAGACAGATTGGGTATCAGTTTGGATAATTGTATCTTGTAGTTTTATCAATATTCATCTTCCTCTCTGTCATGATATCTACGTCTTAAATCTTCGCTCTTTTCATCATCTTCTTTTCCTTTTTCCGGATTAGGAATATAATCAAATGTTCCTCTATCTGTATCCCAAGCATACACCCATTTAATTCCTACTTTTGAATTTCTTGCTTTTACATTCTGTATTTGCAAACCTTCTTCTTTTTGTTGAATTGAAAGAACAATTGAAGCGTTATAAGCTATTCCATCTGAATCTCTTATATTTTCGAGTTGTAAATCTTCATTTATTGTTCCTTCTCTGTTTGACTGCACAACAACTAAAACTGGTATTTTTAAATCAATACTTAACTGCATTAAATCTTCAGATATGTTTGTTAATTGTGTGGTCTTGTTATCTCCCCTTTTTCCTCGTTCATCCTGCAAATAAGATATACCATCTATAGCAAGTATATCTAACTTGTTACTTTCACACCAACTTTTTAACTTTGAGACAGTAACCTTTTTCTGAAAATCTCGTGGATGAGCAACATAGAACGGAGTTTTATCGTCAGCTAATTTATTTATATATTTCTCATAACCCTGTACATCTTCGCCTTTATATAATGCTTTAGATGATATATGTTGATGTACTGTATCAAATCTATATCCTGTTTTATTTGCAGACATCTCAGGTTCTAAAAGTCCTACTTTTGCATGGTATACTTTCCATGCGTGTTCTAGCATTTTTATAAGCACCCACGATTTACCTTGACCGGTTCTTGCAAATAAAATTACAAGTTCCTCACCTTTATGCCATCCACCCAAATCATTGTCTATCTCTTCAAATCCGCTCGCTATAAAGTGTGTATCTTGATTGTCTTTTGTTTCTTTCCACTCTTCAAGTCTTTCTTTTGCTTGTGAGATAATATCAGTTCCTTTTACTGCCCCAGCAATCTTCAATTCAGGTATTTTTGCTTTCAGATAATCTACTGCCTCATAAGCATCTGTCTGTAATAGTTCTGCCATCTTTGTAAGCACTGGAACCGACTGAGAATACAAGTATTCTTCTCTAAATGTATTTACAAGATATTCAGTGCTTTCTGATACATTGACCACATCAAAATCCTGAAACTTTGCTATAAATGTTTCTAAATCTGGAACATTTCCATATTCTTGCTTGTGTTCCATAATGTAGTCATATTCTTCCTGATACTGGTTGAAATAATCTCTTGTTATATCGTTTAAATCTAAAAGAGATGTATCTTTGTCTTTCAGCACTTTATTTATTATTTGCAATTCTACCATTAACGTACACCTCTTTTATCTTCCTCAATAAATTTGATAGGGATGGAGCAATTATATATTCTACTAGCTAATCTATCACCTAACACGTTTTCGAGCTGTTCTTTATCTTTATTGCTTGTGTATATGTTGCTTTTTCCTGCATTAATTCTATCATCAATGTACTGGAATAGAATCTGATGCTCATAACCTGATACTGCAAGTTCTCCTATATCATCCCAAATTACCAAATCAACTGTACTAATAAGATTGCATAATTCCTCAAAGCCTTTTACATCTTGTGATATTGACCTTTTACAATTATATAAAAACTTAGGTACACTTATGAATAATGCTTTGCAATCTAAACAAGATTTATGCCATATGTTATCAAAATAAGAGTACATCAATCTAATTGCCCAGCTCGTCTTTCCATTACCACAGTTACAAGAATAAATATATAGATTATTTCCATTGTTGATAAAATCTAAGATGTTATCACTGATATCTTTAAGCTTCATAAATGACTTAACATCCCCATTATCACAAGCGGTCAAATCTTTGTATTTCCATAAAGATTCAGGCAATTGAGACTGTCTAAATAATGCATACATTAATTTATACCTTATGCAGTTTTCACTGCATTTATTAGTACATTTTCGCTGATACCAACAATCTTGTATGTTCATCTCAACTCCTCTTTTATCTCTAATCTTTTTTGTGCTTCAATGAGTGCATCCAAGGTATCCGTGCTCTGTTCTATATGAGACCTCATTTTAGCTATTGTATCATTTAACTCAAAACTGGTTTGAGCTATCCAATATCCCTCATTAGGTGTGCCGCATATTGCATATCCATCATCTCTGAGCCTCCGAATAATATGTCTTACATCTCTTGTATTGAATCCAGTGTTATTAGAGATATCTTTCTGATGTATACCAATAGGTTCATGTGGCAAGCTATGAAGTACACAATCTTTCATGTAAGCTATATTTTTATCTGATTTTGATATTACATACATATATTCTCCCTCCTAAAAATGCTTTATGCTTGGGTCATTATTTTTTATCAAGTTACGATAATTTTCTCTGCCCTCATCTGTTGTGGTGCCATTTAATATTAACTCCTGAGGTAACCGGTTTGATGAGTTTGACTTCACCTTCAACCAATCCGGGTCTATATTCATGTATCCATTATCAAGTGATAACTGAATAGCATTTATCTGAGTTTTTGTACTTACTTTTGCTAATCTTGTTAAAATAGCATTTACTTTATCATCCGTCACCATTTTATGGTTTTCTAAAAGATTTCTAAAAAACCTACTTAAAAGTTCTATAACTTCATCCCCTAAATCATACTCTAAACATTTCTTTTCTATAGATTCGATTTTAGTATCAATTTTAGATTTCTTTTTAGAATTTTTCTTATCTATATTATCTTCTATATTTTTATTTCTATTGTTTATATCTATATTATTGTTACAACTATGTTGTATACCCCCATGTAACTCTGTTGTATACCCTGTACAACTCTGTTGTATACCCCCATGTAACTCTGTTGTATACCCTGTACAACTCTGTTGTATACCCTGTACAACTCTGTTGTATGGTGTACGACTATAAGAACAATATTTTATTCCATTCTTAATCGTTGATTTTTTAGTTATAAGTTTATCATCAATAAGTTTCTTTAAATTTTTTTGTATGCCATTTTTTGTACTGTTGCACCATGTTGCAAGGTATGATAAACTTCCTGTAAATTCTGATTCTTCATCTTGTGAAAATCCATATATAATCGCATACACTAATAGATCATTTCCTTTTAATTTTAATTCATTTACCATCCAACCCTGTATGTTTATATACTTATCATTTATTGATTTCATAGAAAAATCTCCCTTAATTTAATTTGATATTACCACTGTCAGTTACACCTTTTATTTTTCCACACCATTCTAAATAGTCTTTAGCAAATTTAAAATCTTTACTTTCTTTTATATATCCTGGAATAAATAAAATATTTCCTGCTCTGTGACCAGTTGCACATATTGACACCCATACACCTTTTACAATATACGGAATATTTGAGTCTGCATAGATATCTTCATTTAGTGATAACATATAAAATCTCCTTTCAATTAAAAAATCCTTGCTATAAATAGATGTACCTTTCTTTTTTAATCAGTTGCGAGTTGAATAAAAAAGTTGGTTGTGTACTAAAAGGTACACCTATTTATAACAAGGATAATTGTCATATATTATTAAATTATTATATTATTCAACTCGCAACTATATTATAACATACAAATAAATAAATTACAATACTTAATTGATTGAATTTAATTCCTCAATCTGAGCATCTACTTCTGCATTAAGTTTAGCCCATAACTGTTCTCTTACATCATCAATGTTCTGTTCTGTCTGTGATACATCCCACTCTTCCTCAGCTATAAACTTGAAATAATTATCTCCTTTTTTAACTGTAGCACCAGATGTATATCTCATAGATACCACTTTGATGTCATTAGTTGTCTCAACAGCTTTCTTCTCTTCTTTAACTTTAACAGCTTTATCCTCTTTTTTGTTGATTGTTTCTTTGTTTTTTGGTGTAGATTTTACATTTTTGTTAGTAGCTGTATTGTTGTTACTCTTTTTAGTTTTACTTGCTTCTTCGACTGATTTTTCTACGTTGTTTGTTGTCTCCTCAACAGATGCATCTTCTGTCTCTTCAACAGGAGGATTCATAACCTCTTCATTAGTATCTGTCTCCTCTTTCCCTGCTTCGTAACCTGCACACTCAATACATGGAATAGAATTGCCATCAACTTCCATTGTTATTCCATTACAATTCTTACAATACTCGTCTGTTGGGTCTCCTGCATATTTACAAATTTTACTCATTCTTAGTTACCTCCGTGAAATCTCTTTTTGGCTTTTTGTGCCATTTCTTCTCTTTGTTCGTCTGTAAGTTCTTTTTCAATTATAGAAAGCTTTAATGCTTTAAGTGGTAATTTAGCTAAAATACTGCCATCATTATTATAAGTTATAATTTTAGCTTTGTCAGGATGTTTCTTACATAATGACTCAATTTTAGTTATGAATTTCTTTTGACTAATTGAAAGTGTAATAGTATCCTCACCTGTTATCCATTCTATACAATTTTCTCTATAACCGTCCATATATATCATCACTCTTTTCTTCTTGTGACTCTTAATGTATAAGATGTCTTTGTTATCTTAGCTTTTGCTAGTTTGTTAATATCAAACTGTCCATTGAATACAAGTTTTTCCAAAGCATCTTCATCAATATATTCTTTAGTTTTGATAACTGTATTTAATAAAGCACCTTCAAGATTTTCTTTTATAAGCTCAATCGCTAAATCCTCATTTAGTGATTCTTTATCGGTTTTTGTCAATGTAGCAGTATATTTCTCTGAATCTGCTGAACTCATATCATGTCCATACATATAGCCCTTAATATTCTCACTAAGAGCATTATTTACTTTTTTTAGTGCATTTTCTTTATCTTTTGACTCTTTATATTCATCAATGATTTTTGACAAGTCAAATCCATCTCTTCTACTCATTTAATGTCTCCTTCTTTTTCTTGTATTGCTTACCTAGCTGTAAAATTTGAGTACCACGTTTTCCCCATTGATACATAGCGTTAAATTCTGCCATACATCCACGATATTCAGTTTTTAATAACTGAGAAAATCGTTTTAACTCTTGTACTTGAGCTAATGTAAATAGCATTGTACCTCTGTTATCAATTTCGGGTTTGGGCAAAACTAAACCTACTGGCTTCTCATAGTATTTTGAATTATACCATTTATACCATCTAATAATGGTCTTTGTAGATACATCAAGTATCTGTGCGGCTCTTGCTGTTGAAAATTTTTCTGACATATTATCACCTTCTTTCTCCTGCACATATCGTAAGTATAGGCACACCAGGTTCAAGTGGTTCGTCCACATCAATTAACTGTGTCCCATTAATACTATCATCATTATAATTATACCTCACTAATTGTAGAGCGGCATATGATGTATCAAATATTGTTTTGCAAGCATTTTCACTTACTTTCACATATGCTAATATTTTATGTGAATTTTTAAATACTTTGTAAATTTTCATTTTTAATCCTCCAAAAATGATATATATATGTTGCTTTGTTAATATTGTAATACATAAAACTATTATTGTCAATAGTTTTATGTATTTTTTATTTATGATAATAAGAAATTTATATCATCAACACTTGCTTTTCCATCTACTAATGCATCTGCAATCTGCCCTTTCTTTTCAACAAGTTCCTCTATACGTTCATCAATGGTGTTTTTGCAAACAAGTGTAATTATATTAACTGTTCCTTTTGTACCGATTCTGTGTGCTCTATCTTCTGCCTGTGCTTTTAATGCCATGTTCCAAGGACTGTCTAAGAATATAACATTCTGAGCGGCGGTTAATGTAAGACCGGTTCCCATTGCTCCAATAGTTCCTATAATCACCTTACATTTACTATCATTTTGAAATCTTTCAACCTCTTTCATTCGTTCGTCTGCTTTTGTTGCTCCTGTGATATAAGCTGGATTATAAGATTTTAATTTCCCTCTTGCAACTTCTGTCATACTTTCCCAGTTGCTAAAAATAATAGCTTTCTGTCCACTCTCAACAATCTCTTGTACTAATTCAATCATTCTTTCCATTTTAGCAGATTCTTGAACTGTATTAGATATGATACCTGTCCAGCCTGTTGCTTGTCTTAATCTAATCATCATAGAAAGCGGGTTGTTGGAGAATTTAATCTTTTGTAAATCACTCATAACACCTGCATATACTTCCTTATATATCTGATTCTGTTTAGGTGTCATATCAACATATTCAATCTTTCTAATCTTTTCAGGTAAGTCAAGAACTTCTGACTTCAATCTTCTAATCATTATTTCTTCCATTAATGCTCTTATTTCCTCAAGATTCTTATAACCCACAACCTGTGAACCACCCCAGCCACCAAGAGTGCAATAATGCTGTTTGAATTGATAGAATGAATGATTCTCATACCCTAGCCACTTCATCGGGAAGTATAAATCAAGTGGATTATTCATTAATGGAGTACCACTCATAGCCACCATATATTTAGCTTGTACGTTTATCATTGCACGACTTTGTAAAGAAGTAGGTTCTTTTGACTTGTGGCACTCATCAAAAGCTATAACTGAAATTGTTCCGTTTTTACATAATTCTTGTAATTTTTCAGCAATCGGAAAATGATATTTGCTTTTGGTTATCTTTTCCGCACCGGCTCTAAGCGTTTCGATGTTCGTAATAATGTATCTGCAATCTGGAAGATTGTCTAAATCGTCAAGCTTATCTTTTGTACTTCCTTCATAAGCTTTTCCTGTAGTTTTTCTAAAACGTGTGCCTAGTACCCATCCTTTTTCATCTGAATGAATACTAATTTCTGACTGCCAATTATATTTGAGTGAATTGACACCACATACGATAAGTACCTTATTGATTGTATCTGTTTTCTCAAGACATCCAACAAAATCTATAATTTGCTTTGTTTTTCCCAATCCTTGGTCATCGCATAACAAGAATTTCTTTTTATTCAGTCCAAATCTTACACCATCAATCTGGTGTGCAAAAGGCTTTGTCTTAAATTTAAAATCCTTTGGAATATCAATCTCAAATTCCTGTTTGTGTAAATCTTCATATATTCCGGATATTTGAATTTCTTCATTTTCAAACTTATTACACAAACCTATTATATTATTGATTGGCATTTCCCAAGTGTGATTATCCGGGTTATAAACTCTTGTTCCCATTTGCTTGATAAAAGAAACAATATCTGGATTATAATCAAAACTTACAAAAGCACTCTTTTTTACTAAAATATTGTTAGAGAGCTTTTCAGGCTCTCCAATATATATTTTAATCATTATTATTTCCTCCTTTTTAACAAGAACAATGACATCTAACTTTTTTATAAGATGTATATTTTTTTCCTTTACATATATCAATATACACATCTAATATGGGATATACGATTTCTCCTTTTGTATTCTCAACTGGTTCAGTACTTTGAAACGTTCTTAAATAAGTTGATGTACATTTAGTTTTCATATTGTAATGATGTTTATCTCCCCAAGGTCTAAATGTACAATCGCCTATTTTTATATCATCTAAACTTTCTGCAACTGTCATAACTTTATCTAAATGCTTCCACCATTTTTCAATTTCTTGTTGTAATGTGACTGAATGTATCATGTTATTTTTTCCTTTCCTTTAATGTAATTATATTGTAATACATGAAAATATATTTGTCAATAGTTTTATGTACATTAAAATAAAAAAATAGAGAGGATTTTTGTCCTCTCTATTCTTATACATTCGCTGTCTGTACTATATCTTCTAAATTAGATAGATACTTAGTGAATACTTCTTTTTCTTCTGTTGTACAGGTATGATATAATTCACTTAACATTTTCCTAATAGTAGACATTAATGCTTCAAGATTACTGATACTTCTATTGTGCATATAATTAATAAACAAGCCTTGAATGTCTGTAATAGTTTCATCAACATTACTATCAGGGACTAAATCAATATTCATCTTATCTACAAGTGCAAGAATTATAAAAGCATCAACATCAAAATGTTTAGCAAGCTCATTTTCTGCAAGTTCTTTTGCTATTGGAATACTCTCATTAAAAGTCATATGTTCACCTACATTGATAACATCACTTTAATTTTAGCCACTCTGTCTGCATATTTTCGCATACAGTGTTCCCATCTTTCCTCTGTCTCTTCCGGCATATAAGTATTCTTCATCTCCGCATATATAGATTCTCCCATTTCCTTGAAATTCTGAGCATGCAGTAATTCTTGATTACTCATATCATGGTAAAGCTTAGCCCATTGAGGGTTATTAACTTTCAATTCAATGTACTTTTCCGCATATTCCTCTGCTCCATCAACTTCATCTTTAATATGGTCTATATATTTATTAATTTTTCTCATAGCTTATCACTCCTTTTTTACAACAAACGCAAGGTTCTGAGCAGTTACTGCCTGACCTCCAATAACTATTGTAAGATTAGCTGTATCACAATCACAGTTTAATCTTACAAGAGCTGATATAGGAAGTGTTACAACATCACCTATTGCTGTTGCTGTTGCGATAGCTGTAGCTCCTTGTACCGGTGCTCCATCTTTGAAAAGTGTAGCAGTGATATTTCCTATGGCACTTGCGGTTACTGATACAGAGGCATTTACATCATAATACCCAGCTCCACCTTGACAATTTCCGATTGATACACCATTACCACCCAACTGACAATACTTTCCATATCTTCTAATTATTGTAGATGGTACATAAGTACCGCCAATACCGATTGATGTTCCTGTTGTAGTATTAACCACATATATTCCTGATTTACAACTCATATTTTATTCTCCTTTCTAATAAAAAAGAGGAATACCGGACAAGGCATTCCTCTAACATTTTAAACCTTGTCTAAATGACTTAAATGTTACAACCGTTGTTGCAACAAGACTGATTCCAAAATGGACTCATTCCGCTTGTATAAGTAGTCGCATTTGGATATCTGACTACACCGCACATAGCCGACTGAAGCTGAAGCTGATTGACCTGAGCCTGCAAGCTATCGATCTTATTCTGTGCCATAGCATCAAGAATCTTCTGTGTCTGTGCCGTTGTATTAGCGTTAATAGCGGCAGTGTTAATAGCTCCGTTATAATTAACACCATCAATAGCTCTCTGTGTTGTACAGCAACAATCCGCAACCTGTTGCTGAACTGTATTGAAGTTTCTTAGTGTTTCGTAACCTAAATTACAGATTCCATTCTGTAATCCCTGATAGTCATGCTGAAGGTTATCATTCAATCTGCCGACTGAATTTTCCAGATTGTTGAAATTCATGGCATTACAAAATCCTGCTTCTGTAACTGGTTCTCCATTTACATTTCTGGCTCCTCCAAAGAAACCACCCCCGCCAATAAGCAAGAGGATTAAAAGGGCGAAAATCCACATTCCGCCACCACCTGCGCCACCGAACATACCATCTTTGTTGTTGTCAGTAACAGCGGCGATGTCTGCTAAAGATACTCCATCTGTCATAGTAGTATTCTCCTTCCATTTTTTTTAATATTTATATTGATTTTGCAAAATCCTTATTTTAGCTGAGACATAAATTCATCAACATTTATGCCTCTTTGCTGACATATAGAACGAACTGCCTGCTCAGGATTCATTCCTTTTCCACTAAGCATACTCATTATTCCTTTAACTTGATTTAGATTATTCATCATTGATTTGGCTTGATTAATTATCTGTGGATTTATCTGTGAGGTTTGATTTTGACCTTGAAATAGACTGCTTGCCATTGTTCATCAACTCCTTTTTAAAATCTTCAAATTCTTGCCTACTTATATAATCAGTATTTTGTGATACTTTTGTATTTTCTTTTATTTCTGTAAATGAGAATGTCCTTATAGAAGGAAAGCCAGCGCCATCTGTCGACTTTACATACATTATATCTTCATTTGTATCAAATAATGCGACTGTGCTATTAGCTGACATCTGATAAGCTTTAGCTCCATCAATGCCATTGACTCTAATAAGATTTTGCGTGGACATTTGAGGTTGAGTTAATGTTGAAAATTGATTGGGATAGAAATTATTCATCCCCATATTATAATTATTATATGGATTCATGTGTATCCTCCAAATCTATTAAATTATTTTGCTCTAATAGTTTAATGGTCTCTAAAGCAATTTTAACAATATAAGCTGAAGGAATTGTATTTAATTTTTCGTTAGAAACCAAATTATCAAAAATATCTTCTACTGTCATAAATATTTCCTCCTTCTTAACTTTAATATAATAAAAAAGTACACATCTAACAATGTGTTAAATGTGTACTCAATGTGTTATTATAAGACTTTGAGAATCTTCTTATTAACTTTTCTACTTAACTGTCTAGCATAATCATAAGATATATGTAAATCTTCAGCAATTTGTTCTAACGAAATTCCTTTAGCTCTTTCTTCAAACAATTTAATTTCAAGATTTACAAAATTACAATTTTGCCTAAAATAGTCAAGCTCTGGTTTGGTAAATTCTGAAATTGTCATTTATTACCTCTTTGACCTTCTTCTTGAACGAGGTCTGTTGGTACGTTTTACTGTTCTAGTTTTCGTCACTCTCACTCGTGCCAATATTAACACCTCCACTTCCATTATCTTCCGATTGTATGTCATAAGACTCAGAAGTTGATTCTTCACTAGGTAGATTCCATGCATATAGCCATGCAAGATTCGTGGCAAATAACATTATAAGTACCACAATAAATGCAATAAACCATCTACGAGCTTGAGTTTTTACTAAATGTAAAAGCTCACTAGCTAAGCTGTCCTTTTCTTCCATTAATTAGTTCCTCCATTTTTCTTATAATTGTTAGTACTAATACCCAAAATTGCACCTAAAAAAGTATCAACTGCTGTGATAGTACCAACAATCTGTTCGCCAAAAGGTAGTCCCCATATGCTTGCAAGTGCAAAGTACAAAGTACCTAATGCAGGAAGCAGAATTAATGCTACCCATTTTAACAAGCTATATGTTTTGTCACTTAATATAAGATTTTTCATTTTATTCACCTTCTTTTTTCTCTAAATCTTCAATTCGATGTTCACTTGCTCTCTCACGAGTGTCCATAACTTTCAATGTGGCTTCAATGTCATAGACTCGTTCAATTAATGAATTATGCTTATCCTGCTTTTCTTCTAAACTCTTAATATCCTTCTTTATAAGAGCTACTTCATTTTTGACTTCTTCAATCGTGATACTATGCTGTTGCTTAGATGTGTATATAATCCCAATGAAGGATAATCCTCCAGTTATTAATGCTACAACTATTGAAATCATATATCACCTACTAACTGACATATCTATGTCCTTGATAGTATGCGGCAAGCCATCCGGATGGACATTTAATCCAAACATCATTTCCGATTTTTGTGACCTGCTGACAAGTTACGACAGTTCCTTTGTTTAATGCTCCATCATTGTCGTTATCATGTGCCCTGCCTCCAGAAGTTAATTCTGAATGTCTTTTAGCTCTATAATTAGTGCCTGCCCCTGTACGAACTTTAAGCTCAGTTTGCAGTGTATAGTTGGTACCTACATGATAGTATTCATTACTAACTGCAGGAGCAGATGGTTTAGGCGAAGATGTATCTCTGGAATAATCAGAGCTTGTTACTATCACTGTATGTCCTTTAGTGCAAGTAACAAGAATGTCTCCTTTATACAGCTTCATTCCACTTCTATACTGACCAAGATTGTCAAATAATCCTGTAGCTAATAACTTTGATTTCTCATTTGCTGTAGTGAAATTTCCTGGGTCTACATTAGTAGCTTCTTTAACACACTCCCTAGCAAGTGATGAGCAATCACATTCTGTTGGTGTAGTAGTACCAATGCCATGTGTTACCACACCTAACCGATTGTATTGGTCATATCCTATATTAGGATTACCACAAGCATTATACATTTTTGTTCCAATAGCATTTGCATGACTTACAGATTTGGGTCTCAACACATTCCAACCTTTTCGATGGATATAGAATCTTTGAGTCGTTACTTCCTGACCTGTCTGGTCACCAGCTTTTCCACCTGAGTACTTTCCTCTTTCATCATGCCTAGCTGAACCAACTAAAATCATAATTACAATTCTCCTTTCTTTTTATGTATTATAACATTTTTATATTATTTTGTACATACGTTAATTAAGATTAATTGAGAATATAATCATATTCCTCTTGATTTATAGTTCCATTTTTCAATCGCTTATCAATATCTTTCTTTGTGACTCTCTGAGGGACAGCTTGATATAAGCGTTTCAAACTTTGCACTAAAATTCTATATGTTTTTCCCATATTAAATTATTCCTTCCTGCATTAATTGCATAGTGTAATTGTCAATAGCTCTCTCTAATATCTAAATCTCACAATATTAATATCATCTGACCAATAGCCGAATGTATCGTTATCGCCATAAGCTCTGACGCTTACTGTAGCTCCGTCCATACCATCAGCAAAAAATTCATCTGTATAATTCGTTGTATAAAATGATGTATATGTTGTATCAAATTCTTTGTAAGATCCATCAGCCTTTGTGATACGCACTTTGTAAGACGTTGCATTTTCGACTTTCGTCCACTTGACTGCTACGTGACTGTAATGAAAATACCTTGATACACTCTTGTAGTAAGATGCATATTTCACCACCGGAGTAGCGAGGACGCATTTCTCGAGCCAATTTTTTACAGCATTGTTAATAGCATCTTCTAAAGCACCATCCGGTTGAAAATTAATATCTGGGATTTTAACAGACGGCGGATTTAACGGTGGTGTACAGGCAAATACCGGCACCACATTAAAAGCCCCCATTGCAATCACACAAGTCATCACCATTATTGTTCTTTTCATTTTTCTAAACATTGTTTTAGCCCTCCTTTAGTTAATTAATTTCCGCTTTCAGTTTTTCTTCTTTATTAATATCCATCAACTCATTGTACTGCTCTTCAGTAATTCTGCTTGTCGCGAAAAAAATATCAATTTTGTTCTTTAAATTGTCTGTAAGTCCGTTTCTTTCTTTAAGTTTTAATAATGCTTTGTATAACATCTTCTATACCTCCAATTCTGTAAGTGCTACTGCATATTCACTATTGACATATGCTTCTGCCGATTGTGTATCCATATCATATATGTAATCTCGGTTGTCATTTAACTGTTGTTTAACATAGTTCCATCCGTTAGCCATGCTAATCGGATAATTAAATACTGTATATCCGTCAAGCTGTTCTGAATTGACACTGATGTCTGTTACTGGATAATAGGTTGCAAGTTCTTTTAATGCCTGTATCTGTTCTGATGTTAAAGGCAATTCTTCTTTTAAAACTGGTAAAAGCACAAATGGCTTATTATTTAAAATCCAATTGTTAAAATCATCTGATGTTATTGTTGTATCTGTGCTAAATGCAAAACTAATGTTAGCTTTAGTTCCGTCAGCATTTGCTGTAAAAGTTCCAATTCTATCTGGTGTATTAGTAACAAAAGCGAAATGACTGCTAATTGAAAAAGGTTTTTTTATTTTACTACCATCTATCCCTAGTGCTTCATTTGTCCTACCATAAAATCTAACAACACCTTTATTAATTGCTGTTCCCCACACAGGCTGTTTAAGAAATAATTTTTCTACACATTTTACTATTTTGCCATTTTCAACATCAACATAATCCGCAATATACTGTTGTCCGTTAATTGTGACATTACCATCACTTGAGACTGGAATAGCATTTAATGTTATTGGCAACTGTATTGATTGCCCTTTGTATGGCTCAAATGGAGTAATTTGTTTACCTATTAAGATTTGTGGCTTCCATGTTTCGTTGTTGAAAGTATTTCCTCTTGTAATTTTAATAGATAACTTAAATTCATACTTAGCATCTTGTCTTGTAATTACATAAGGTGTATTGACAATATTGCTTGCAATTGAAAGGCTCTTTGTGTTCTCGTTGCTATAATCAATGTAGCATTTGTTTATTTTTTCAATGCCTCCTATATTATTTGGACAAAATATAATTTCAGTTCCTTCTTTAAGCATAGATGGGGTATCTATTGGCAAGTAAATACGTGTATTATCGGTAGATGTTCCGTTTAATTTTATAACTCCGTTGCTTACAGTAATGGTACATCCAACATCTTGATACTCACCATCTCTAATTTTTAAGATATTCCTTCCAAGTAGTTTTACTGTTGGATTTACAACGCTCTTAATCTCAACTGGATTTTCTGGTGTTGGTGTTCCATCCTGTGAGGATTTGCCATATATCATCATATCTTGAATCTTTCCATTGTCAGAATCGGCAAGATGGGTTTCACCTTGATTTGATGCGTAGAACTTTGTGATTTTGTTGGATAAATCTTCTTTTAGTGAATTAGTTTTTTCTTCTAATCCACTCAATCTATCTTCAGTTGTTTCAGGGTCTGTAGTTGAAGCAAATGTGCTTAATTTTTTAATTTGACTGTCCATCTTATTAAGATTTTCAGCATCAATTGGAGTGGTCTCATTAGGTAAATCTATAAAGTTAATCGGGCTATAATCATCAACAAATGCCATCTTTATTCCTCTTTATTCTCTGCATTATTTTGTGTTTGCTCATCTTCTGAATTATTTTTTGCTTCCTCAATTACTTTGTTATTGTATTCTTCAAGTTCTTTATTTTTAATTCTTGTTGAAGCATTGGTAACATCATTCATTATGTCTTTCATAATTAATTCAAGTATGCTTGGATGTAATTTAGACTCATTTAAGATATTGATTATTTTGTTTCTTGTTTCTTGGATTAATAAGCTTGCGGGTTTTTCCATGTTTAATTTCTCCTTTCATTAAGTTCTTATTATGCTAAGATATATTAACACGCCCTAGTTGTGTTTTATCCACATATACATATAGGCTACCACCATCCCATTGAAATGTAAGCTCGTGTCCCATCTGAATCATTGCAGGATATCCGTCACCTCGCCAAGCTGACTTTAATATAGTCTGTGAAACGTTAAAATATGAATTACCATTAACTTGGAATTTTCCATTTATAACTAAATTATTGTCCAGGCAAGTGGTGTCTTTTCCTGTACTTTGTGCATTCCATACATCTCCATACATTGTCAACCATGCGGTGTTTCTCTCACCATCATAGCCTTCAATAGTGGTCGTGGATGCATCTATTCTCATACGCATATAGTTGCTTGAAGCTAATCCAAAATATGCTAAAAATTCATCTGGAGATGAGGTCATTTCTGCAAAATATTGGTCAGTTCCTACCTCTGTACCTATACCTAAGCTTGTGTATAGCTTTAATGTTTGAGCGGCACAATCTCCTGTATCAGATGCATAGAAAAATTGTCCTTGTTTGCTCGCATAGTCTCCACATTTGAATGAACCACTTAGTAAAGCATTTTTAGCTGTTATAGTTCCGTCCTTTGTAATTGTACAATTATCAGACCCAAGTGTCAAGCGATTACCAGTTAGATTAATAACATCTGCACTTGCATTTATCATTGATATAATCTGACCATTATCATCTTTATCAATTTTAAGTTCCAGGTCTGCTTGCACTTTCTTAATTGTATCATTAGTGACAGCGAATGATTTTGATACATCAAGTTTTATTGAGTCTGTCTTTTGTGCTATTTCGGATTTTAATCCTTTAGCATAATCATTTAAAATAGAGGATGTGCCTTCAATAAGACGAGATAACTCATTCGTTTTTCCTTGTAACTTGAGAATGTCGTGATGTATACCATTAACTTCTGCAAGAGACTGGTCACCTTCTGATATAATACTATCCATAATCATTTGAATGCCGGTTAATGTTCTTTGTAATACATAAGACTTATATACGTTATTATTCGTGTCTATTATTCTAATAGTATCACCAGTCTCCACACAAGGGTTACCTTGCAATGTAATGTTTACTGGGTTGAAAATTACTTTAGATATTTTAGAAAGAACATTATTGGCAATAGTCTTTAATTCCTCAGTTCCTGCTGAATATGTTAAAAAATTACCTTGAATAATATAAGTTACTCCAGTATCATCACCAGCAATATAACCAATATCATCTTCACTTTGACGTATTTGTAATTTTGTAATCTGTTCAAAATTAGTATCTCCTACCTGAAGTGTCTTATATTCGCCCATCTCTAATCTACGAGTATCAACATTTCCAGGTTTTCTAGGAAATAATGATTTATTCGGGTATAAAGTCTTGCTTGGGAATAATTCTCTTGAAAATGGTTTTAGCTCTACATATGTAAATACATCATCTCTGGACATTTTTCCAAAGACTCCATTAATCTCACAGATTGCTTCAAGTACATCTTTAGCAGTCAAGTCAATATCATCTACTGATTTGGATACTTTCATATCATCATTAACCAATGTGGTTGATTGCTGAGTTAATCCAATATACTTAAAAAATGAGTCTCTAAAAGCTTTTAGTGTTATAGACTCATACTCAGTTTGATAATAAGTAATGGGTTCAAGTTCCTCATAATACTCTGTTATTTCTTTGCCATCTATACCAGTATATGTCCATTCTTTGGTAACATTTTCGTATCTAATTAAGGGCACTTGCTTGCTAGGAAATAACTTACTATACCAATCACTTACATTCATGGATGATATTGAGTATAATCTATCATAAGCCGTAATATTTCTATATTTTTTATCGCTTGTCAGTGTATCTTCATCAACTATATATGTACCAATTTTAAATGGTACATCATCTTTATTAGCTAAAGTTTCGGTAACTTGTAACGTTTGACCTTTCAATGAATTTACTGTATTAGCTATTTTGATTTTCAGACAAGAGGACTCGCATTTACCAAATGATAATTTACTGTCGGAGCATAATGACTCCGACAATGAGAAATCACTGGATGTAGATGAAAAATTTTTATTTGTTAGAATAGTTCCATCTTGACATACAATTTTTAGTTGTTTATCAACAGACGATTTATCAAATAAATCATAATACTTATAATCTATCATACATCCTCCTTAGTAACCTACAAATTCAAATGATACTGTATCATAATAAACTAAATTTTCTTCAATATCGTCTATTGTAAATTCAGTATCAACTTTATATACTTTTTGTGTGATATAATCATTTATTTCTGGTACAAATACTTTCATAGTAACATCTTTTTCATTACTATTTTCGTATCTGTCTCGCATTGGTTTCATTATATCTTTTTCAAAAGTTTCATTGTCCAGCCCATCCAATATATCAAATGATATTGATAAAGGCATGTGCTCTAAAGCGTTTCTTGTTAATATTCCGTTTGCATTTCTGAAACTATCTATATCTTGTCCATTCACTTTCACTTTATATGTTCCATACTCAATGTGCTTGAGAGGAAAAGTAAAAGTACCTATTTTAATTAAATATCCATTATAACTCATACTTTCCCTCCTTAATAAGAAAATGCACTTTTACCGGTTTGCTTTATGAATTGTCTATCTTGATTTCTAATAGCTCTAAATACTTCTTTTCCATCAATTTCAATCACTATTGGTGAGTTATCTGACATATTCATACCCTGCAAAGTCTCTTTTAATGCTTGCTTAATTGTATCCAATGGTGCCTCAATATTAGTTCCATGTTTCTGGTCACCTACAACGGATAAGAACGGTTGATTTGCTGGAAGCACCGCTCCGGTTGCAAGTCTAGGCAAGCTAACTCTTGATATAGTACTGAGATTAAATCCTAATGACCTACCACCTAATCCAGGAACCCAATCAGGGATGCTAAAATGTAAATGGTTAAGTGCCCTAATCATAGAATTAAAACCTCCAATTATTCCATTAACCATACTCTGTATACCACTCAGAATAAAATTAATATATGACCTAGCCACATTATATATTCCTCGCCATATTCCAGAGATAATAGATAGAATACTATTCATTATACGTGCAATACCACTCTGCATATAACTAAATCCATTTACTACATATGATTTGAGCGTATTGACAGCTCCTATCACTGTAGATTTAATGCCACTCCACGTATTTGAAATGAAACTTCTAATGCCTCCAAAAATGGTTGTGACAGCAGTCTTTGCCGCATTGAATCCAGTTTTTATGAACTGAACAATTATTGAAATTGCTCCAGTAAAAATTGACTTAATAGTTGACCACACACCTGAAATGAATCCAGTTAATGCATTCCAAATTCCTGTGAATATTTCCTGAACTCCTTGCCAAGCTAATGACCAATCACCTGTGAATATACCAGTTATAAAATCTATAATTCCACTAAGAGTTTCCATCATGCCTGATAAAATATCAGCTATAGTTCCTATAATTGATGATACATATTTTACCAGTGTTTCCAAAATAGGAGTTATAACCGGAACTACATTAGCAACAATCCATGCAATCAATGGTTCAAGTACATTTTTCCATAATTCACTTATTGCAAGCACTATTTTTCCAACAAGTGTAATTAGATTATTAACAAAAGGTTGGAGATGAGTTTCCCACAATGTTTGGATTGCTGTTGCTACTGTTGTTAAAAATGGAGCTACTTGACTATTCCATACATCTAAAAGACTGCTCACTAAACTGCTAAATCCATCTGTTATATTTTGAAAAACTGGGGCTAAATATTCATCATAGACATTAAAAATCTGTTCAAATGTATTTTTTATTGCCTCATGAATTGTATCCATTGCAATAGATATAGGTTCAAGCAATCCCATTACAGCTTGTTGAATTTTATCCTTATTGTCAATAATAGGTTGAGCAATTAAATTATATAAGTCGGAAGCTAATCTTCCAGTTAATTCCATAAAACCTAATGCTAAATCTGTAGTAATTCCTATGATATCCCCAGTTATATTTTTAGCAGTGTCACTTCTAAATACAGTAAATATCTCGGCTATAGCTGTTGATAAGTTTCCAGTAATTTGAGCTACTCTACTTGATATATCAAATAATCCAACTATTCTGTCAGTGATATATCCACTGTCTTTTGATAAAAAGCTATCAACTCCACCAACCAGATTTTCAACTATTGTCTGTCCTATACTAACCATGCTTCCTGCAAGCTGTCCCAGAGCGTATGCCCAATTATTAGCCCACTTATTTGCCGCATTTATAACGTTCGGATTGGTGAAGATATCTTGTAATTGTTTACCAATGCTTGCAAGATGTTTCTGAGTTCTTTTGAGACTAGCATCAAAATCAGTTCCTAATCCGTTTTTGAAACCTTTCTTGAGTAAATCTACAAGCTCTAATAATCGTTTTTTAACACCATCAAAAATTGTATTAATTTTAGAATTTGCTTGGTCTATAACAGAATCTGTGCCTGAGCTAATGTCGGGTGTTGTAATACCACTACCTCCACCAGCACCCCCTGCACCTGCATCACCATCAGACTGTGAAGTCATTGTGTTATTTAATTTATCAAAGGCGGCTAATGATTTTGAAGCTGTCTTAGATGCTTTTTTAGTAGCTTTATCATAATCACCAACTGCTGTGGTAGCATCATCAAAGGCACCTGCTGTGTCTGATATAGCTCCACTAACTTGATTAGCACTTTGAACCTGTATACCAAATACGTTGGATAGTACAGAACCTATAGATTTAGCTATAGCAATCATACGACCCATAATCATATTAAGTGCTTTAACTAAAGGAGTTAATACAGTGATTATTCCAGTACCTAATACACCTAGAAATTCTTTCCATTGCTCTTTCAATACTCTTGTTTGGTTAGCCCATGAATCTTGAGTATCAATGAAGTCATCTCCTATATATCCAAGCTGTTGCATTACATACTGATATCTAAGCATTACTCTCTCAGACTGAGACATCTCATTATATGATTTTGTAATACCTTGAGCTAAAGCAAATTGTTTTAAATTTACTTCAGTCATAACAACACCATATTGCTTTAATGTCTCTGTTTCACCAGTATATATAGATTTTAATGCAATTGCGGCATATTTATTGGAGGTATTGAAAAAAGATGCCATATTAGCACTTAATTTTGTCAAATTTAATGCCATATCTTTAGCATCTTGTGAAGAGGTTAGCATTGACTTTCCCATTGCCATGAAGGTAGAACCGGTTTGATAAGCTTCTAGTCTTGAGATTCCTAAATTTTTAATGGAACTATCTGCAAGAGCATCCATTTCACCTCGCATATTTCCAAATGCTTTTTGAACCACATTATCAACTTCAGTTAAGTCTGATGCTACATTAACAGCCTGTTGACCAAAATTAATAAGAGCTTTCAAACTAAATACAAGACCTAATGTGCCAATAATTCCTTTTAATGAACTTTTTAATGAACCTATAGATTTAGTTGCACCGTTCATGTTATTACTTATCTGGTTCATAGCTTTGGTTCCTGTGTTTCCCATTTCTGTAAATTGAGGTTTTAGATTGTTTAATTCTTTTTTTAACCCTGTAGAATCCAATCCAGTCTCAATTACAACTTTACCATCTGCCATTATCTATGCACCTCCTTTCTATCCAATTAACGCATCCAAAGCATCTTTTTCTGCTTGACTACGTTTATTCTTACGCCTCTTTAAATCTATAATATCTTTATTCTCATTATAAAAAGTACGTTCCCACTTCTCTAATTTTTTATGCTTTGCTTTCTTTTCTCTAATACGAACTACGGTTGAGAACATACCTTCGCCAATCTCATTGAATAATCCAATAAATGTCCACCAGTGCATGTACTTAACATCTCTTACTTCATATCCAGCAATTTTATTGATAGCTGAAAAAATAATCTGCTCATCCTGTTCCCAATCATATAATTGTGGTCGCATATGCTGATTCTGTGATGATTGTTCTGATTGAATCTGCCCACCATCTAAGAACCATAAAGCTTTTTCATATGCTGTACCGGTTGATTTGGGTATCTTATCCTTAAAAAGAATTGAAAGAACCACCATTATTTTTTCCATATCTGTAAGTTCGTCATCCATACATGCCTGCATGATAACTAATATATCTCTATAATCTGTGCGAATTTCATAATCAATATTATCAACTTTCAATGTTGTTGGTAACTTACCAATCATATTACTCTACCTGCTTTGTATATTTCTCAATGTGTTTCATACTCTTTTTAAACTCAGCTTCTGTCTCCTTCTGAATTATTGGCATGAAAGCTAATAAGAATCTTTCAACAAATGTTACACCCTTATATGATGATAAGGCACTCTGATTTCCGAATACAACTTTACTTACATTTTCATCATCGAAAAGTGTATTAATTTCATTCTTAATAAGTTTATCCATCCTGTCGAACTCATTTACTATATTAACCTCATTTTCGTTGATACTTGTAAGGTCTTTGATATAATCTTTAATGTGTTCTTGCATTGCTTCAGCACGGGGATATAAATTAATATCTGAAGGGTTAAATGATATCTGTCCTCTTACATTTCCATTCTCATCCTCTATATCGTATGTCTTTAATCCTGTTTCAATTTTAATTCCTGCCATAATTTTTCTCCTTATATAAAAAATAGGATAAGGATAAATTAATACCCTTATCCTTGTATCTAATCAATAATGGTTTTATGTTCATCATCTAATGATTGTGCCTTTATATCGCTAGTCCCCTGACTAGCCTTTTTTGGTGTAAATGTAGGTACACCACTAGCAATAGTTACTGTACCTTCTTTTCTATTTCCATCAAAAAGTACATCAAATGGAATTGATACTCCTGATGTATCACCACCATAAGATTGTGGCTTCACGATAACATCCTCTACCCATGCCTGATGAGTGGTTTCTGCCGTATCCTTGATAATAACTTCAAGAATCTGAGTTTTACACTTATCGCCTTTAAGTCGATTCATAGCAATATCCACAAGTTTTTCATAGATGCTATCTTCCGGGTTAGCATAGTATGGGTCAGCTGACATGCTAGGCTCATAACCATTATCTTTTACAGTTGTTTCTCCTAAAATATTCTTAGTGGTCTCTGTATCAGGATTTAGTTCTACTGACATATCGTCAATATCTTTTCCGATAAGAAACCATGTTGCACTGCCTGTTCCAAAAGAACTATTAATGTAATGCATTAATGCTTCTCGTGCTAATTTCATTTTTATTCCTTCCTTTCTGTATATGTTATTTTTACTTGAAATTGATATTTAGATAACTGATTGGTTGTATCAACTAATAATGTTGGGGCATTGGTAAGTACTTCTATTTTTTCTATGTCACACTTTTCTCCAAAATCTGGTCCGGAGTCAATTGATTGGTTATCAATCCATTCGGAAAAATTCTGAACCTCATCTAGTGCTTCCATATTCACATCGCTAGTACCTGAATTATCATAGCTTGTAATCATGTCTATAGCAAATGCAAGTTCTTTCCGCATTGAACCATCAATAAATTTCTGTACTATACGAACTCCAGGTACACTATTCATTGTTACTGCACCAACAAACATTGGTGTAGCATTAAAATACATCCAATGTCCTAAAGGCTCATAATTTTCAGTCAACCATTCATTTACTTGTCTGTAAAGATTCATAATTTAAACATTTCTCCTTATATATTCAGATACACTCTGAGCAACGATATTTTTATACATCTCAAAAGCAGGAACTTCCCAATGACTTGTTGCAAGTGGATTTTGTTCTTTGCTATAATTAAGAGGTATATTTGTTGGAACTTTAGGTACACCAGGTCTACTCCAGAATCCATAATCTTTGTCATAGAAAGCACCTTTGCCTGTTATAGGGTCAACATATAGTTTTCCTTCCCATTGGTAATGAGCATAAGGTGAATTATATGTGACTTTGAATGGGTCTATCGTAATATTACTAGCTAATATACCTTCTTGCATTGGCACATATTTTGCAAAATATCTTGACCATTCACTAGCCAAGAATTTTCCTATTTTATCAGATTCAGCTAATCTATGGACGGTAGCGGGTGGATTATAAAGTTTGATAGTAATTTTAGCATTACTCATTACACACCACTCACTTTCAATCTAATAGTTGCCCCACATCTTTTAGGAACTTCTATTATACTTCTTACTTCACACACCATACCTTTATGCTTATTCTTAAGCTGTATGATGGTATTCGGTAGAAAATCTTCGTTTATTTCCTTTAAAAATATATAATCTCCTTGTGACAAAGTATAATAAGAATCTTTATTTTCAAGATTTTTCCATTCATCATAAGGTCTATACTTTTCATCGAAAGGAATTAAAATGGTGAATGCTTGACCCATACTAACTTGTGTTCCATTGACATCCATAACACGCTCAGTGTTATATTGGATATTATGCAAGAAACATTTATACCAAACATCAAGTCCAGTTATACTGTCACTTTTAGCTAATCTATTAGCTATTGTTATCGTCAATGCATCCATTGTTTTCTACCTCTGTAAAGTAATTCGGGATACTCCCATAAGTATTCATTAACTAGCTGAATAATCTGTGTATCTATAACACTTTTTCCTTCATTGTTCGTTGCACTGTAGCCAAAACTTTCAATACCATTTGAATAACTGGTTAGATTCTGTGCTTGGTCTATATTCATCTGTTCCCAGAAGTTTATATTCAATCTAAAACAAAGATTAACTACTGCTTCTGGGATGATGTCTAATTTTCTGATTCTGCCATTTGTCAGATAATCTAACTTTGCTTCAACTTCAATTTCATGTTGATTAAAGGCGGTTTCATTGAGTGTACCACCTAACTCTTTATATTTGTTATACTCAAGATACATTCAATTCCACCGCCTTTCTATGCTTCGATTTTAGTAGACTTTCGTCCTCGTTTTGGCTTTATTTCTTTCTGCAAAGTTTCAGTTTCATTCTTAATTGTGTTATTATCAATGGTTTTATGTTTCTCAATATATTCAACAGCACCATGATTAAGATGCTGTTGAATAACCATATCATTATTACTATTAAGAATTACTCCTGTAGGTAAGAGTAACTGCATAATTTACACTCCTTTTTTGGGTTTTCTCGGAAATAATGATTTATCGGGATAAAGGGTTTTGCTTGGGAATAACCCATCATTTCTCGGTGTTAGACTGTACCTGTGTCTTTCCAGCACGTACAACAGTGCTTCCGGTTGCTTCAATCTCTACAATGGCAATCTCATCATTGTCTATTGCAATAATCTCTGCTGTACCATCCCAATTAGTATAATCAGTTGCTGTAGCACCAATCTTTGGTAAATCTACTGTCTTAGCTGTCTTATACTTATAAGTATTAGTGCCTGACTTAGCAGGACTTACACTGATTTTAGTTTTTCCAGTTGTAGAACCTTTAGATGATGTTACTACGATAACACCCTTTGGTGCATAATAGAGAATAGTCTCTGGAGTAACACATTTAGTTCCATAATAGAAGAAAAGCTCAACAGCATATGCATTAGACATTGGAATCTTCTCTGCTGAGTATGGGTTAGACATAATTGGCTGAGCTACTGAGCCGTCAACCTGTACTATAAATTCTACATTCTCTGGCATATTGATTGTAGACATAAATCTAACACCGTGAAATGTTGTAAACTCTTCAGCCGCTGTATTAACATTGGCATTATTAACATTCTCATCCAGATACTTTCTCATCTGACTATATACAGCTGGTGTAACCTGAACTGATAACATATTTCTAGGAATACCCTGAATGTAATCATTCTTGAGTGTCTCAAGTGTTACGATTGCTTCCTCAATAATATCCTGGATAGCAGTGGTTCCTGATGATGGTGTGAACTGTGTACCTGAGTTTACACACTCACGGAAAAATTCCTCATCTAACTCATTAGCCATCTGCATTGCATGATTGGCACTTCTACGAGTGATGAGTCCATCTACACCTAAAAGTGAGATATCTTTCTGTTCAATCTCTTCTACGAACTCCTTATCTCTATCGATAGGAATTGTTACGGTAGCTCCCTTTACTTTCTCTCCTTCTCCACCTCTACGTGCTGTGCCGTAGTCCTTAGATTTTGCATTTGCAAATCTCTTTGCTTCTACTGTTCCCGCAGTTGGGTCTCCAGATAAGTCCTGATTCTTAATCTGTCCTGAAATAGTAGATTTCTGTACGTTCTCAAGTACTCCATCATATGCTTCTGATAAAAGCATCTTGCCCTGCGGGTCAAGTAATACCGATAATGATTCAATTCTTGGCATAAGTTTTCTCCTTCCTTATAACTACCATATAATTGGTCTTTCTTTTGGTGTTGGTTCAGGCTGTGGGTCTGTGTTATCACTTGGATTTGTTTTACCACTAAAAGATGGTTTTGGTTCATCATTTTTAGGGCTTGGGTTCTCTGTGATAAATGCCCCAGCATCCTGCTCCTTATATGCATCCACAAAATCATCAAATCCTAAGATTTTTCCATTTTCCATTGATAACTTTTTAGCTTTCAAGTCGGACATAAATGCCTTCTTTGCTGAGTTAGAAGAAAATTTAAGTTTAGATGAATTTTCTTTAACAGCAAAGTCATAAGCCTGTTCAGCTAACTGATTCTCATAATCTGTCTTTGCTTTATTATAAGTTGTCTGGAGATTATTAAAATTAGTCTGTAATGTTGCTAACTTATCCGCATCTCCACCAGCATCCTTCAGCTGTGTCTGTAAATTAATTAAATCGGCATCTCTTTGAGCTATATCAGTATCATATTTTGCCTGAATAGTATCTCTCTCTGTCTCTGCTTTGCTTAGCTTAGTTCGTAAAGTATCAACCTCACTCACTGTCTTGTAATTCTCCAAAACTTCCTTGTCAAAAGCTTCTTTCTTATCCTCAGGAATTTCAATTCCATAAGATTTAAGAATTTCGTAAATGTTTTTCATGTTTTATTGCTCCTTTTCAACTAAAATAATTGTTATAGACCACTTTCTGGTCTGTGGTTTACTTCATATTGTATTATACACAAGTTATCAACATTTGTAAAGTAGTTATTCACAAGTTATACACATAGTTATAAACAATTAATCAAACTAAAAAAGTTATCAACATATTGTTGATAACTTTGTTGATTATATGCTTAATTTAATTGATTTAGGTTTTACTTGCTTTCCGGTATACCCAGGCACATAAGTTCTATCCATTTTAGGTGATAGTCCAGCTTGTTGTGATATAGAATTATATTGTGATTGTAATTGATTTATATTAGCTTTTATCTTCTCAGCCATTTCTGTATCACCCATTGTATCTGCAAAGATATATTTATCTTTTTGCTTTCTAATCGCTGTCTCCATATTTCGTTGAGCTTGTGTAGCCTGATACTTTGTCATTTCTCTTCCATTAATATTTACCGGTTTTTCACTATTCTCTTTATACTGTCTAAGCTCTTTATCAGTATAAGTTGGTTTAGATATTCCTAGTATTATTGGAAACGTGTAATGCTTACAATTACAAGTAGATATATGACGCCTTAATTCTTCATTTCGTAGCTCAAATTCTTTTTTGGTAAACTGTTTTCCTTGTATATCTATATGGTCTCTTGCACATAAGGCATGAGCTGATACTTCTACACCATCTGCTCCAAATTCTTCTCCAGCTTTTTCTCTGATGCCATTATTAACTTGTCTAACTCCTTCTAATACATTCATTCTAACCGCACTGTCTAATCTTCGTGTAAGACCACTTGCATATGTTACTTTTAATCCTTCATCTGCATATCTTAAATTAGATTGTAGTGTGGAATCTGTTAATTGCTTATGTATGATATTATTATAGGAATCTATACCATTTGTCACAGCATCAATAGCCACATCAACGAGGTTTCTATAAGGTTCAAATATAACAGTTGTGTTAGACATATTCATAAATGTGTTATGTGTTAGACTCTGTACACTTCTAATATAATTCATCATGTTTTGATTTTGCTTAAAAGGTACTTGTATTCTATTATGAGCAACATATAAATCATATGCATCTTTATATACGGATAGACCACTTAGTTCTAATACTTTATCAAGCTCATCTAATGTCTTTCCTGTCTCCTGTGCTAACATATATTCAATGGAGTCAATGTTTTGTTGCATCTTAGACATTTGCTGTAATCTAAATAGATTGGAAGGAGATAGTTTTCCTATCTCCTTTATCTGTTTTGCCATGAGCTTGATATAATGAGTATTTATAGCATCAAATCGAGCTGATACGATATAAGCATAATCTGTTAAATCTGCTTCACTAATCATTAGCTGTTATCTCCTTCTTTATTACTAGGTTGAGCATTGGTATTATTTTGATTATTCTCTAATGTAGCTTCAGGTACTTGAGTGAATAAATCATTTAATTGCTGTTGCTGTTGAGCTTGCTGCATTTTGTCTATAGCTAATTGAGCAGTTGTTATAGATTCACCAGTATACCACGCTCTTACTTCTGCTTTACTTAGAATACCTGCTTGTTCCATTGTGAGTTTCTGTTCAAGCTCCGTATCTGTATCAGTAAGTATACTATCCTGCCAATCAATTTTGGTCTCATAATCCCCATCTGCGAAAAGCCCATATAAATCAACAAATACATTCATAGCACTGACTGTATCTAAGATAGCACTCTCCAATGCTTCCTGCATTGCAGTAACAGTGATGTAAGTTCTTTGCTTCATTAGTTTGATTTCTGTAGCTGTCTTAGCATCACTATTTGGGTCTGATATAGTACCTCTTGCAAGTCCTATAACATCCTCAATTATACATTTATAATTATTCAAACCTTGAATATAATTATTATCTCTCAAAGATGGAGCCCACTGGTTATATGTCTCATCTGAACCTAAATCCAATTTTCTATACAGTCTATTCTTGCACTGGTCTAACTCCATTTGTGTGCCATAATAATTAGTGGAATATGTAACAGCAGTAGGGTCTACATCAACTGCAAGCTGTCCACCCTCATATTCCCAGTCAAGTCTGGAGAACTGATTATCTGCTCTTTCTATAATGCCTACTGCAGGACTAAATAGTGATATACCTAATGGGCTGTCAAAATCTATATTATTTGCAATGGGTACTTTAAAGAATCCATATAATGGCTTATCTACATTTTCAATAGTAACCGGCTCCTGTGATATTGTAGCCCATCTATCTACATCAGCTAATGGGATTTCCTTACCTAACTCTTGCTCTTCATTATCATCTGACTGTACCAATTTAGCTTTAAATGCTTTATTTTCAATAACAATCTTATTTTCTGTCTGAGAAAATGTCTGTCTCTCTACCTTTGTATACACATATTCGCCGGAAACAAATTGGTCATAAAATGCTATATCTGTGATATTTCCATCATCATCAAAAGCTATAGGTAAGAAATCGCCTTGGAAACTAAAATCAAAGTAGATTTTATTGTTTGATATATAAGGCTTTATAATCATACCACCTAATGCAAGGGCTTTTTCTACAGCTTGAGGTAATTTCTTAATAAGCTTCTTTTTATAAGCATCATTTAGAAATTGTGCTCGTGTTGTTATTTCGTCTGGTTGATTAGATTTATCCTCGTCCACATCTTCATCCATTCCAGGGTCAGTTATTCTTGTTTCCAATTCGGATAACATCTGCTGTTGAAAAGAATTACATATCTGCTTAGCTAACCCTAATGAATATATACCTTTATCTTCATCAAGCCAAGGACTTTGGTCTTTATACATTTGCTTCCATAACGTGAGAGCATCTGACATAGAAATAGATACAGTTGTTTCTTCTATGTCTATTGCTTTAGTGATTGAGGTATACCCCAGCATCTTGTCAATCGCCTGTTGTATTAATCGCAGTAATTTTTTTATCATTTTTCTACCTCCTCATTTTTAAATAAGCTTGATAATTTTGGAAATTGTGATGCTATAAACTCTACAAGCGTTTCATTATATGCATAATCAGTTAATCCAGCTTCATAAAAAAATGCGTGTACTAATTCATGTCTTAGAACTTGCTTATAATATGTGTGCTTATGATTAGTGCAGTCATCACCAGGTAGCATATCTAAAGGATATTTTATTTTAATTACTTTATCAATAAAATTTGTTTCTCCATCTAATGATTTTATTGCTAAATCTGTACTAATCTCCTCACTTGATTCAATTCTATATACTGTGCCTAGTATATCTATTGTCGTTTCCATCTTTGTTACTCCTTTCATTTTAAATAAGTTCATTATAATTATAAATGTTGATAAATAATAACACAATAAAAAGTTGTATTATCTACCTCGTCTCTTCCATACTTGTTCCATAGCATATCTTGTCATATCTATCGAATGGTTATCTTTATCTGGATAATTAGAAGTTGGATTTCCATCTTTATCTAACTCATATTCATACTTCTTAAATTCCTCAGAAGTGTTAGGACAACGAATTGGGTCTATTACTATCTTAATTAATGACTGTAACCACTTCATTCCATATCTTACACTATCTGGTCCTTTTTCTGCACCTCGTGCATTAATTCCATAGCTTCTATAATCTGCCACTGATTTCTGTTCTGCACTATCACAAGTTACAACATCAAATCTTCCTAAATGGAAATCATCTAATAGCACTTGAGCAGTATCTTTATTCTTCATCTTATTAGCCCTGAACTCTTCAAAGATGTATAAAGTCATTCTTGCACTATCATAATACATGCATCCATAATGGAATGGGTCAGGATACCAACCCCAGTCAACTCCTCTGTACAGCTTATCCCATTTAGCAATTTCTTTATCTGTAATTTTTCTAATATCAAGATTATCAAATACCTCAGTTCCATTTCCTACTGGTATACCTAAATACTCATGCTCATATGCTTTGGGATTTACTTGCTTGAGCCACTCAGCATCATCTATGAACTGTTGTCCCAACCATTCAGGTGGGGCTTGTAAATAAGTAGTGTGAGATACGACAGTATCAGGTCTTAGTTTTTCTTTCTCTATATAATCATTAGCCCAGTTCTGTCTTGACTTAGGCGGGTTCATAGACTTAAATACTATAAAGTCATTACCACCTCTGATAACAGACTGTTGAACTTTTCTTATTTCTTCTTCGCCTGCAAACTCATCAAACTCCTCAAACCACAGATAACCTATATATCCAAAAGGCACTTTGATAGATTTAGACTTTGCCGCTTTATCCAATCCCTTAAATATAATTCTCTGTCCGGTTCGTAGATATTCCGCTCTCATTGGAGATTTAGTGAGCTTCCAATCACTTGCTACACCTAATTTATCAATAGCCCATTCAATTTGTGCATATACAGAAGTCTCTAATGTATCTCCTACTTTTCTATAGATAACTGCATGCTTCTGAGCATTTTCCTTTTTCATCATATTAAAGACTATTTCTATGGATACTAATGAGGACTTTAAAGAGCCTCGTCCACCAGTCAAGTCATAATATGTATGCTTATGTTTTTTTATATCATTATGAATATTATAGAAAGCTGGACCTATGCAATTAATAAGTGATGTCTTTTTACTCTTCATTATCTTCCTCTTCCAACTCAGCATCATCCGGAATATCATCAACTATAAGAACCCTTGCATCCACATTAATATTCTTAGATTGTACATCTAATCTACGTGCCAACTCAGAGGCGGCTCGTGTTCTATCCTGTACAGATACATCCATATCAAACTGGTCTTTCTGTTCCCCTCTCATAACAGAAGTAAGGTATTCCATGACTTCCTGGATGTCTGCAATTCTGCATGATTGCAACCTTTCATTAATAGCATTGATGTATCTCCTCACGTTGTTTTGCTTTAACAGTCTACATCCATGTGCGGCGGCTGTCTTTACACTATATCCTGCTCTTATTGCTGATTGTGTTATGTTATTAGTTTTCATATATTCTTGTACAAATACTATTTGTCTATTGTTTAATAATTTCTTTGCTTCTATTTCTTTATCTGTTTCTTTAGTCATTATCTTTCACCTCATCCCATAGATTTTTCAATGTTTTTATCACTTTTATTTGTGATGCTGTTTTGATTAATTCTTCTTTTCCCTTTTTTACTTTATACATTTTTATATATCTATTTTGCTCTTGAGAATAGAATTGATATGTATTTATACATACTATTATATTCTTTGATTTTAAAGCAGTTTGTAATTTATACATTAACTCCCTGGTATTCATTATCCCGCCTCCTTTTTTATGATTTTTAACATATAATGTATTATATTTGTTAATTATTATAATATGTTTTGTTAAAGTTGTAAATAAAAAGTAGGTGGTATATTTCTATACCGCCTACTTGATGCACTTTGATTTGTAATATGGATTTTATATGTTAAATTAATGGAGAAGTATTATCTAACCATGTTGACCACCCCCTTTATCTAATATATGCACTCTTGTCTTATCTACAGTCAGCTCAACAAATCCATCTCTTATCTTGTACCTAAAAGTACATTTATTGTCTGTCTCTGTATATGCATATACTGTTAATGCGATATCATCCAATATAATTTGCATATATGTTATCGCCTCCTTTTTATTTATTATAACACAATAACAAAATATTTTATATACTAATCTATACTGAAATAATGATTCTTATAATGGAACTTAGGTGTTCCAAATGAATGATAATGAGACATTCTAAATGCTGTTATCTCATTGTCAAGCTGACTTTCAAGTTCTGTATTTATAGCTTTATATGTTTCTTCTGTAGGTGTAACATCATATATGCTTCCATTACTTACCACTTCAAATTGATGCTTTTGCATTATAACATCTTTTACAGTGTTTGGATACTTATCTGAATCTACTCTATTTAATATTACATCAACCACATATTGTTTTCCAGTAAATCCTTCTGTTCCGGCTTCCGCCTCTACACATTCTGCAAATAATTCATATTCATCATTGTCCATCCAATAACTAGGATGAACTTCACAAGATTGAACTATATTTGTATCATTTTCTTCTATGTATGGTGTAGCTGTAGCAACTTGCTTATTAGTCTCATTGTTTTCTGCATATAAATCATCCTGAGCTGATTTTACTGTTGTAATAAAGAGTATCCATACAATTATAAGAATACTTACGCTTATTATATTACGTTTCTTTGTCATTATTTTCCTCCCATAATCTTTTATGATTATTTTCTTTTTGCCATTTTCTCCAGCATGTTATCCCCATACCTCTATTAATAGCTTCTTCTGTTCTTAGCTTTCTTCCACATCTTTTGCAAGTTGTCTGTTTAGCTTCATTCATTTGATTTCTCCTTATGTGGACTTGATATACAAGTCAAATAATATATACACTCTGGTGTACAATTATATTCTTTATCATAAGCACATCTTCGTTCAGTTTGTATATCAGATATCGTTCTTGTTTTCATATTTTTCTCTCAACTTTCTTAAATATTCTAATTGTTCTTGGTCTTCCTTCTCCCTTTCCTGCTTATTTACCGGAGAAAGTAAAATTAATAAAATAACCATCAATGCTGATACTACTAACAGCATTAGTAATAATGCTAATATAACTAATATAAACCACATATTCATTTTTTCACCTTCTTTCTTTAGTGTTTACTTTTTCCTTTCTTAATTCCAATATCTATCTGAATCCATTACTTCAAGTGCTTTTTTCAAAGAATCAGCTCTTTCCATTGTTCCATTTACATAAATTATAAATGCTCCAAAATCA